AATTCTAACAATGACATTGTCCGGGATAATCTTTTCGAGAGCCACATGCACCACAACAACAATCGTCACAGGGGTCTCCGACAAGTTCGTATTTTATATCTTGCAATTCAGTATCTGTCAAATCTCTCCCAGTCGATTCTTTTTTGTGTTTACATATTATTTCAAACCAGACAAGCTCCCAATCAATCGAACATGCGGTAATATTCATTTTCTGGTTACACGAGGGACACGTCGTTGGCCTGTGTGGACGAACGCGCTTCGGCATTGCTTTCTAATATTTCGTAAAGGATTTGGGACTGTACAGCGTTGCCTGAGTGTGCCAGCGGAAAACTAAGAGTCGCCCGGTGTTGGTATCAATGTATGAACGAAGTCGTAGGAGAGAGCAAGTTTGTAAATGACCGTTTTGTTTTAGTTCGAGTGCTACAAAAAGTGTAATTCCCGCATTTTGTAGAGGTTCGGTTGCAACGAAAACTCCATTGGATTGTGTTGAACGTGTTGGGTGTCGTATGCATCCAATCGTCTACTTTTTGGATTCGATATGATTGTTTTCGTTTATTATGCCACAACAACATTTGAGGCTTCACTATAATGCCCCAATCATCTATCATATCTCGTACATCTATAATAGTCAGATTTTGGACAGTGTGAATTTGTTTTCCCATCCAAACATCTTCTAAACAACAATGTTTTCTATGATATTTTGATATATAAGGATTTTCCAGTCTCAACTTCAATATCAGTGTACGTGAAAGTATGAACAAAAATCCACTTGCGAATGGATATGGACCGTAAGAAGTCTTCTTACGATAAGTTGCACTAAATGCATTTCCACACGTGTATCCAAATCCGTTTAGCATATTTGTTTTGGTAATACTTGTGTAGGAAATTTTCCCAATGTATAGATTTTCACGTTTGTCAGCAGTGTGTATCAAATGTTTGAAACGAGGAACGTTCAACCATACATCGTCGTCAACTTTAGTGCAAAAGTCGAATTCCCATATTTTACATCTCATAATGTACTCATAAAGCACGAAAATTGGTCCTCGTATTCTGGTTTCGTTGAGATTAATTTCTGGGAAAAAAAGTGCATTCGATTCATTCTCATAATCCAGCGAATTTCCTCTTAGTAAAAAAGAACATTGGATACCGTCTGTACATTTTTTCATCCATGTAGTTCTGATTACATCTCGTCGATCCAAATGTTCGGGTGCGGACAGTATTCCAATTAAAACTTTCATTATTTTTCTTTTTTCAAAAGTTTTACAGATCTCTCAATAATTTTGGTCCAAATTGAATCATGAGTACAGTTTGATTCAAATGCTATATTTTGTTTCTGGTATTTTTTTAAAAAACCATATATGTGAAAGTACGATTCACGAAATTGTTAAATAAAAAAAAGTAAAATAAAAATTAAGTTGAAACATGCTACATTTTATATTTTTATTGATGATTTGTAGTGTTTGTGGGATTCATGATCCGGAGAGAATAATCGACAGAATGGATAATTCTGTCAAGGAATCTTTGCAGTTTTTTACATCGTATGTCAATAGTCAGCGCATTATGGAAGAACATGAAAACTTACTTAGACTGCAAAAACAACTTGAAACGATTTCCGTGGAATTGGAAATGATTTCTCGAGATGCAATACACTGACATGGACTGGTGGATCAAACACGCGGTGTTTTTCGATCTACCGCACCGACCCACGCTTGTAAAAAAAATGACGACTCCCACGACGATGACTCCACCTGTTGTACCGACGCGAGGTGTCCCTGTTGCAAGAGTTGTCTCTTATACCAAAAAATATATTAATGGTCAAAGACTCATCGGTGCGGAATGCCACCAATTGTATTTCAATGGACTTTCAAAAGACTTTTACACGTATCACCTGACAAAAGGAGAAAAAAAAAAGTATTGGAAAAAAGTGTCTGACATGCTCGATAGCAGCAGGGATTATCCTCTACAAGGATTCAAGAGTTTTAAAGAGGCAAAAAAAGCAAGAATTCCGCTTTACCCCCATAATTTTAATTATGTTCAAACGCGGAGTATATTTGATCCTTGTATAGATATTGTCGTCGGTGTAAAGGTTAATTAGCCGACCATGGTAGGTGTTGAAAACCACGAAGAAAACCAGTTGAATACTTTTACACGGAGAGGTGTGACATCGTACATAGTGTTAATTACATTAAAGGGAGATGAAACTCTCTCATTTTCATTTTTAGTTTTAGGGACTGTGTTCTGAACTGGCTGTGGTGTTGGTTGTAAAATTTGTGGTGCTTGTTGTAGAATTTGTGGCTGTTGCTGCGCATTAGTTAGCACAAATAAACAAAAAGTAAGTATGCTAATCTTTTGCATTTTTATATATACAAAAAAAAATAATTTGGGTATTGACTTTAGTTTATGATAATTATTCCAATGTTTTATTTAAAAGTTTATTTAGTGTGAATAAAGAATAAGAAAATTGTACATTGTGTTCCAACAAAGTTTGATCAATCATTGGAAAAAGGTGGTGCTCTCTTTGTCTGTCCAAAAACAGTATAAACTCATTTTTAACAAACGACTTTATATTTTTGGTATTTTTGACTTGGTGTGTTAAAAAATTAGGACGTGAATCGTTTTCGTACGTATGGTTTAAATGAGCCAAGTAAGAAAACAAATAGCTAGAAACACAAAACGTAAAAATAAATGTGCATGCGCCAATAATTCCAGACAGTATTATATGGGATATAATACGGATTATAAATAGTAGTGGAGCGATTCTCATCCACAATGGAAAATTATTGTCACAAACAATACTCCACCTTGCTCTATGGATAAATGTACCGTTGAATGCAACAACGAGTTCTGAAATAATAAAAATAATGTGTTTTATCAAGTACGCAAACTTGTATTTTTTTGTTTTACGTTTGGGTAGCCAAAATAAAAAAGGTTCCATCGATATACTATCGTTATCCAGCTCTGTATTGACGTGCATGTGATGACTTTGTACATGTTCCAGTAACCATTCGTAACACGACAAACCATTCCAGTCTAGTAACACGCTCACTGGGTGAATTCTGTGAAGTGCATTGTGACCGTATCCACCACATATTGCGTTGAGGTATGCTGAAAAAATACAAAGTGGTATAATCGTGTAGTTTTGGGGTGAAAAAATAACCTTTAAATGTGTATAAAATGTCAATACTATAATCACGTACAATTTAAAAGACTGAAACGTATCCATTTCTCTAGACTTTTTCGTTGGAAACTTTTTAAAATATATTTTTTTGAAAGCCGTATAAGTAGAATAGTCGTATTTATTGTATTCGACATAGTTTCCCAAGATAGGTAGCTCTTTTAATTTTGAATTCGCTTTATTTATATCTAGATGATGTGTTTCAAAAAGAGAAGTCGCGTCTGTACCTAGAGATATATAAGTGAATACGTGTCCTCCCGGGTGATCTAGATTCGAAATATCGTAGAGTTTTCCATGAATACCAACCGCATTCGAAGGAATATGTTGATTTAGTTTGTCAAGTGATTTTTTTACATTCGGCAATCGCATATACATTTATTTTTTAATTTATTTTTATTATAAATGATATTATTATTTTTTATACTTTAATTTGACAGTTCCCAAACCCACGTGAGAAAAAAAATTTTTAACTAATATATTGTTTTAGTTTTACTTGCAATTACAGTACCTTCCATTATTTTTTTCTCATACGTTCGGATTTTTGGATCGAAACAGTATTTCCCATACCTTGTCTCAATTGCTGTATATATTCCTTTATATGAGTTCAATTTTTCATTGCTAAAATTGTTGTTAAAAGTTACACATAAAGATATTTTATAAATATATTCTTTATTTTCACAGTCTTGAAGTAAATGATGTATTAATTTTGTTTCATCATTCAAAACAGGGTTGTCATGTAGTATATCAATACTAAATATATCCTGTTCTATATTGTCATCATATGACAGTATAACACTTAACTCAATAGACGGAGGTGACATTATAAAAAAACAACCAAGCTCAGAAGTTTTATCTTCAACTTTGCAAACAGTACATTCAGGTTTGATTGGTGATGTGGTGATGGATTTTTCTGAACATTCTCCACAAATTCCACTAAAACATATTTTACAAACAGAAACATATTGTTTATATGTGTCTACTTTATCAAGACAGTAGATACATTCTGGTTCTTTTTTGTTGTCAACATTTTTGACAATATCTTTCCATATTGTATTGCAAGAAAAAGTATAACAACGATTATTAGTTTGAATATGTAAATACATAGAAGTATAAGTATATATGATATCCCCGGTATCTGATAATCTAACGTTACCCTCATCGGACTCAGTAACAGTTCCACTCATATACCTGTTCTTTGCTAGATTTTTAAGATAGTTGGAGATCGTCGTGGTCGTGTTCATTCCTTTAATATTAACTGTTTGGAAAAAGTCAAATACATATTTTTTTTGACATGAATTCTCGAACGTTTCCATCATAGTCTGTCACTTGTACCATGTCCATGGTCGCAGGTCCGGATAATATACTTAACTGGGAACTATTTTCTGATTGTCCCACATAAAATATTGCATAATTGTAGTTATACTTTTTTATTTCAGTTATATAACTGTTTGGAATTTTTATGAATTCGACTTCTTGTGTATAACCCTCGTCAGTCTCCAATGTGGTTAAGTCTAACATGAATATGTTTGATTCCGATGATTCTGAAAGTGCGTTTTGTATTTTTTTTTGATCAATTTCATGGGGGGATTTTATTAGAACCTTATTTCGAAGTTTTCGGGAAATCAGAACGTGGGCAACGTCGTTGGACTGTTCGGACTGTTCGTGCATTTGTGGATCAAACAAACACGGATGCCTCACGAACCCAAGGATAAGACAACGAACACAATGGATATGAACACCGACACGATGATGCCCTGCGCGGAAGCGTTTGAAAATGTTTCGTTTGAAACGGGGCCTGAAGTATGGAATTTGAAAGACATTCCCGAAGTACTATTTTTGGGATTTGTTGAGTGTGTAGCTCCCAATGAAACAGAGTTTTCGACGCGACATGATTCTCAATCAGTAGCACAGTGTTATACAAATTACTGTCAATACATGCGCAAAGACCCGGTATATCACCGCGCAACTATGGAAGCATGTATCGATGTGTTTATGGATTCTGTTTAATATCTAATATGAATACTTTTCGTAAAAAGGTAACCATTCCCCCTTTTTTTTAACTTTTCGCATATATGTAGTGCAATATTGTTCAATTTCTTTTAAAGCTCTTTTTTCATCAAAACCAGGAACATTTACTCGGATTGCTATTTTATGGTTCCCGTTTTTTAAACGTAATACCCCTATTATATCCTTTATTTTATATCGCCGTTTATAACTGAGTTTAAAAGTGTATCCCGGAGCGAATACGTCCCATGGATCATCGTCTGATGGGTTTATCATGTGTTGAATATCACCAAGGTTTCTAATGTCGCCGTAGTTTTTTGTACCAAACATTGCATAGCGGGGTCTAAACTCAAATACTGCCTTGTACGTATCGGGGTATTTTTGTATATTTTCTAAAACTCTCACCAAGGATGACATTTTAAATATAGGTAAAAAATGTTTTTTTGCACATCGTTGCTCTCATTTAAGATTCTGTTTTTTTTTGCAATTTGTTCTCACTGCCGTTTTTATGTAGAATTTTTACCTCAGTGCTCTACATTTTTAAAAAATCAAACTTTTAGACCATTTTAATAAATAATCTTCAAAAATTTTACATACATTTTTCTCTATTTGATAAAAATCATACTCGTAAGATTTTTTTACATTTATTAATCCTTCCATTGGAACTTCCTTGTACAATGAAAAAATATTGGACTGAAACTTTTTCATTTCTTCTGTGATTTCTGTCCTATCGACTAAAAACTCATGTTTTTTCAGTTTTATAAAGTTTACATCTTCTTCGAACTGTTTCATCATGGATAATATTTTTTCATTGTATGCATCGTCTACAATTTTTTCATTCACTCCTCTATATTTTTCTTTTATAGATTGAATCAACTCCAAGTCTTCTTTTGATTTTTCGATAAGTTTATTTAGACTGTTATGGTTTTCAAGTACAAATTTACACGCTTCTTTGTACAAATTTCTCATGTATATATTATAGTTGGAACAAATTGTCATTGCTTCTTCCCTTAATTTCTTAACAGGTTCTGGATCTTCTTTTACTTGTTCTTTTACTTCTTCTTTTTCATGTTCACTTTTTTGAAAGTTTAATATTTTTAGCGTATCATTCATACAGTTTTTTTTTTCTAATTTAGTCCCAAACATTCCAGACATAGTAGACAAAGTAATCATCTGAATCATTTCTTCCAAGTTCGAGTGTTGTGTTATATAAAGTCTTGAGTCATTTAATTTTTTGGAAAAATTTGTTTGTTCTACATTCATTTATTTTCACTTAAAAAAAACTTGTGTGTGTTTTATTCGTAGAACTCTATTTTTTGTAAAACATATTTTCATAATACCATCTTGGTTGGGTACTCTGAATTTCTTCGCTCAAAACTATATTGTGTTCTCTCAAAAGTGTCAATAACTCTACTGGTGCATTAAAATGATCAGGCGGGTGTGCAATTATCTTTGCATGTACTGATGTTAAGTCGTTACGCTCGCAAAGAGCAATTGATCTTATTTCATCATGACACACTGCCGCTATATAAAAACCTTTCTTGTGTGGTGAAGCTAATGATTGGGAAAAATCATGTTCTTTTTTTTGGACTACATGAAGTTCGTGCCACAAACGAATGGTTGTTTTTGCGGTAACTAAATCGATATGTTTTAAGTTCCATGTATATAAAAATAAAACTGGCAACAGCATTTTTGTTATTATTTAAAATTTTTTATGTTATTTTAAAATGTCTATCGATTCCTTAATCGACGCATGCATTGAATCCAATGATATGACACAATCTCCAACTTGCAGCATCGCAATGTGCCCAAGCTTGCGTGTGGAAATTGGCAATGTGGTCGCGGACGTGACCGTACAGGCGAGTCTGCATCGCAATTTCATGAGCGTCGCCTTTTTGGCCTTTGCTAATCATCTTGCCGATGGTGAATTTTTCAGTATCGTCGACTATTTATACAAATGATTTTTGAAACAGATGGTGTTATATTCCATTGAGACTTCACACTTCAAAAATGAATTCCCTGAAAGTATTGCGTTGTGTTTTCAGAAACTCAACCAATTCCATGGTTGACCACACAACACTTGTTTTACCAAATAGTGTACGGATGCGATATGATCGAAAATCAATAAAACGTTTAATGACTTTTATTCCGTACTTGCGAGATATATTGTTGTACTTCCATGAACCCGCTTGAAATTCAATGATCACAGCATGTAGCTTATTCCAATCCAATGCCAACAAAGATTCTATTTCTGAACCTTCTGTATCGATTTTGGTTAGCGTAATATTGCTCACAGTATATAACGATTTATGCAAATTCACTGCTCGGACTGGAACAGTAGCAGTCCAATTCATGTTTCGATGCGATTTCATCAAGAGACCGTGTGGCCATCGACCTCCTGTTGCTGTCGAAGACGACATCACATTACACATGTTCGGATTTACGCGTATACTAGATTGCGGTTGAGAAAAATGCGGTACAAATCCTTGAATTATTTGCAAGTTTTTGTACTCATTGATATTTGCATGACAATGTAGCAATTCACAGCAAGCAGGCTGCATTTCAACTGCATATACTTTACTGCCCATGGACAAAGATAACATAGAGTATCCACCAACATTTGCTCCAATATCTAGAATTGTTTTACTAATGCCTGAATACTTATAGAAAGCTTCTACAACGAGTGGCTCATGCATAAATATATGATTTGGAGCATACGCTCTTTGGAAATAAATATATTTTCCATATTTGGTAAGGAATTTAATGAATGAAGAGCATTGTAACATTTGTAACATCGTACATAATTTTTACATAATTGAAACGATAACATATCAAATTCAACAATAATACCTCGAGTTTTAGAAAATCTAAAAAAAAATTCCAACATATTGGAAAAGATGTCGCGGATTACAACTCTGATTACATCTTTGAACGCCGAAGAAGTGTTTGTGTTTGGATCGAATGAAGCCGGTCGACATGGAAAAGGAGCAGCCAAGATGGCGTTGAAATGGGGAGCAAAACGTGGTGTAGGATATGGACTTTCGGGTCAGACGTACGCCATTCCCACCAAAGATGCGAAAGTAATCACTCTTTCCCTAAATAATATTCGCAAACATGTAACGCAGTTCATAGAGTTTGCTCACAAGCACAAGAACTTGACATTCTTCGTCACTGAGATAGGATGTGGATTGGCTGGTTATGCGCCGAAAGATATCGCGCCTCTGTTTTTGGACGCCATCAATTTAGAAAATGTACACCTGCCGGAATCCTTTTTTAAAGAACTTGAAAAACACAAACCCGGCTTTTTGTAAATGTTGTCAATCTATAATATTCAAAAAATATAAGTCGTCCAATAAAAGTATTAGAAAATCGTTTGTAATAAATCAAGTATCAACCGTTTGTAATAAAAAATTACGGTTCTACACCTGATTTCTTCATAAATTTTACTTTATTGGATTCTTTAAATGGTCGCTCTTCTATGAGTGTCATCAGCTCGTCTCTAAATTCTTCTTCGAAATCTTCATTCGACAAATTTTTTTTCAATGAACGCACAGCTGCTTCTTTTATAAATGGTACAATCGTTCGTATTCCAAGTGGTTGTTGTTTTTTTTCAACATTTGCTTTTAATATCATAGACTGGCGAAGACCATTTTTGGGATCAACAATTTGGATTTGACGTATCATTCCATTCATATGTTTTAACGATTCAAACACGTCATCATTAAACCTTTTTTTTGTTTCCACATGTTCTTTTTTTACTTCTTTTGTTTTTTTACGAACATCCGTTAGTTGTTTGTTTACAGATAACAAATCATTAACAAGATTTGTCGTTTCTTTAGGGATTTCACTATGAAAAGTACAAGTTTCTTTGCCTTTGTTCTTGCACAATACTATATTTGTTTTCTCAATTGGTACATTTTTACTTTGAAAAGCTTTTAATCGTTCTGTTATGATTCTTGTTATCTCATCGGGTACGTAACCACCAGAATTGAATGCTTGGCCCAAATTTTTACTGGCATTCAGTATATCATTCTCTGATATTTTTTTATTAGGTTGTGGTGTATTAAAACGAATATAATGTGGAGTGCCGTCGATTTCTACCTGAATAGAGTCTATAGAATTATTCATCATGTTTGTTTTTATCAAATCTTTTAGAGTTTTGCTACAGTCAAAAAGTTCACTTCTTTCATTTTTTACAGCTTTGTCTATATGCTTCATCGAGGTTTCAGCTTTGCAAAAAGCTGCGATACTTGGTCCAGCGTTTTGCATTTTTTTTATTTATTTATTTTTTAAATTATTTTTTACATATTATTTTTTACATATTATTTTATATTTAAAACATGTCCACTAAATTTTCGATTGTTACTTTATCTACAACTGCTTCACACGAAGACACAACCGTTTTTAATGTATTTGGAAACTTTTTATCTAGTCGTACTCGCATCGGGAATAGTAAAAACATGTTATCTTGTAGTTGTACATCACATTCCACAATTTCATTATCTTTATAGTTAATTTTACTATCAAGAATATGTATTTTACGGTTTAATATTTTTTCCAAAATTTGTAATTCTTCAGTTTTAGGAGCATTTACATAAACATTTTTGTTGCTTATTACAATATCAATGCTGTAACTAGGTTTCCATTTGAATACTGTATTTTCAGCCGCACCCAACTTATATTCTTCATTGCTTTTATTTAATATAAAACCATCTTGCCTAAAACAGTAGGTAGCGCGATCATTCCAAAGTTTTCCTATCATAGACAGGGGTGTAAAAGTTTTACAACTTATCGTCAAATCATACAAATTGTTCATTGAGACAATTTGATCATTTTCTTCAATTTCTACTTCTATATCTTCATTTCTCTTGTTTAAAATGTTCTTGTATATTATAGTATTTAAAATGGTAAGACGATCTTTGTAACTTTTTTTTTTCAAAGATTTTCCTCTTAGTAAAAGAATATCAAACGCCAAATATGTTGTTTGACTTTCATTTGGAAGATTCCATACTAACTCCCCGTCGAGAATCGTTCCTTCGTAAAATTCTTCAGACGCCCATACTTCTATTTCGTACATATTCTTAGACCTATCTATTAGTATACAAACTGGTATACTCGTTTCTGGTCTAAATGTCATATACATGATGTACCTTACACCATCCGATTTCAATGATATTAAAAAGTTTTCTTCATTTTCTTTTAAAAACTTCAAGTCTTTTCTTTCAATACTTATAGGGTGTGATCCCGGAAAATGATTTATATGACTTGGGAGTCTCCAGTCATTTATCAACTTGTTCCAATACTTTATTTTTTCGTTTTCTTTTGTTATTTTAGAAAATGAAGGAATGAGTGGAAGCGTCGAAATAGGAACGATTTCCATTTACTCTTTTTAAGTTTAAGTGTGTAAAACTGATTTGTTTATTATGAATCCAAAATAAACTTAATTTATCGTTAGAATAATCTTAGTTATTGTATTTTATATAAATGAAACTTTTTATTATAATTATTTTAATATTTAATGTTTTGTCTTACAGTCCACCATTCCATAACAGTTTTTCGTTAAAGAACTCTAAATTTTCAAACAAGCGTTTTCTTGTAAAGCTAGATCCGATTGCGGAATATGAGCGCGTTAAAATTTTCGAAACAAGGAAAAAAGTACAATGTAAAAAAAGTTTTCCAGAGTTTAAAAAAAAAAATACAAAAAAGTATTGAGTTTTTTTCGTCACTTATTTTTTTTTTTTTTGTATTTTTTAAAAAAAGATGTCATCTGCGGTAACAAACGCTGGACTAAAACGTGCAGTATACGAAAGAAGACTTTCAAAAACTGGAACACTTACAGAAAATCATCTTAAAGAAAATAAACGTGGTAGAGTTGTGTCTGCGGCAGCAAGTAAAGCCGCAAAAAATAATTACAACAAACAAGGAAACGATGGACCAAAAGGTTGGATGATGGCATGTAAGGCTGCTGCCGAGGAGTTGGGACATTGGCCTGTTCCTGTAAAAAAAGGAACGCAATTTTACAATCTTGCTAAAAAATATCACGAAGAAATAAGAGATTAAAAAAAATATGTGCATTCTAAAAAATGAGCTGGAACTGTAACAAACAATTATCTGAACTAAGTATTGCAAATTGTGAAAATTCATATCGTTCTGTAATAGTTCCGGGGAATCCTGGAAAGCGACCAATGGGCATGGGTAATGAAAAAAGTTCCAAACGTGCTAGAGTAGATGAAGATAGCGAAAGTGAAGATGACAATAAACACGAATATCTTCAAGGTAAAGGCGAGTTTCTTCTTCCAGATGAGGGTGAATATCTTCCAGGTGAAGAAGAAGGTGAAGAAGAAGGTGAGGCGGAAGGGGAGGCGGAAGGTGAAGCGGAAGATGAAGCGGAAGGTGAAGCGGAAGGTGAAGAGGAAGATGAGGCTGACGATGAGGATGAAGAGGAAGAAAGTGAAAGTGATGATGATAGTGATGACGATAGTACGGATGATGAATTAGAAGATAGAAAAGAAATGATGGAAAAAATAGACGATTACATGGAAAAAATTTTACATGTAAATCCTTATGGTACACCATATGATAAAGAAGACCCTCTAGCTCACTTATCGTTTGATGAGCATCAAGAGTTGGAAGCAGAAAATAAAAGAATCGATGCAATAATGAAAAAAGAGCAAGAAGAAAAAAACAAATTAATAGATCAAATGTTTTCTAAACCTTCTGCTGCAACGTCTTCTTCAAGAAGAGTTGTTCCTCCAGGAAAAAGAGTAAAACCACAACCTTCTAAGAGAAAACGTGAATAAATACTAATTTATTTTTTTGACTCAAAAAAATAAATTGTCTAATTTATAAATACTTTTTTAAAAAAATTAACAGAGTCTCAAAGTCCTTTAGAAAATTTCCTAAAAGTTTCACATTTACTGAAAATCAAAAGCCAAATTTCTAGCATGGTGAATGCAAAAGCATATGTATAACATCAACGAAATATAAGAATTGCCTAAGATATACATTTAATAGTATTTTAATTAAAAAAAATTTAGGCTGTTTTAAAAAGTAATTTAATATTATTTTAGTTTAATAAATAAAAAAAGTAAAATGCTTCAACTTTTTCCACTGACATCAGATTTTTTGAAAACTTGCAATGACGTAAAAAAACTATACCAAACAAACGAATGTTGTGACGACGTCAATGGAACTAGGGTCATTTCCTCTGGACTGCACGAAGTAAACGGGTACTTTCATATCGGAAAATACGAACACATAGAGTCCTATTTGAAGTTCCGTCCTACTCCAGCTCACGATTGGCAGCAACTTTTCATATTTGACTCTGATGAATCTTACCACTCAGACTTCATCCATACTCCGGAAGATCCTGCACCAACGAGGCTTCGCAAGAAAACGGGAGATACCTATCTGAAGTTCTTCTCACGTGGATCGACGGTTGCGGATTCAAGTGATTTCATAAGATATCGCGAAGCAAAGCACGTTACTCTGAAAGACGGAAGAAGCATAGAGAATCCTCTTCGCGTTGTTCTTCCAAGGCAAAAGCCCTTCACAGTTGAAACGGAAAGTGGTCAACTCGTCAAGTTACAAGGTCACATGCCAGAAGGAGAGTATGAGTTTTACTATTCTCCGGATCATTGGGGAGAAAGCTGTGGGTACCACGGAGAAGGGATGGCGTTCTCGAATCAGTCTTATGTCAAATACGTTGGAGGCCAGTATCAACTCGGCACTGAGACGATAACGGAAAAGATAGTGGTGTCTGGATCGTCCCACCACTTGGAACGGAGTACGAATGAACGGTATATGAACAAGGATTACGTTGTAAAAGGCTCGTCAGAGCCGTACACTTCACATTTCAAGGTACCGATGAATGAACCCCCCACGTTTGTAGAATCTTTGCTCTACGACGGCACGGGTGTTGAATGGGTGGACGATCGCTTCAAACGGTGCATGTCAGAATACGGCGACGATTGGTTCAAACTGTGCCTTGATAATGCATGTGGATTCTCAAAGGCGAAAGTGCCACTCGCAGGTTGTGCCGCGGATTTCATTGAAAACAAGTTCATGTCTTTCAAGGACACATGGTTTGTAAGATTCGACGAAGATGATCCGCTCAACACAGGAAACCGGTTCAAGACTTCGGGTGGTAGATCGTTTACATTTGACTGGATTTGGAAGGACCCGGTCACTCTCATTCCACTATTCGTCGACAAATTCGACGCGAATGCCAAGCTGAAAGTGGCGACTTACAATGTGAACACCGACACTGGGAAATGTCAAGAGATGGACACACGCAAACAGGATTGCGAATCAACACCAGCTCTATGCGAACACATTCGATGCGCGCTCAAACAGACACACCCTGACGTCTCGTGGGAAGGTGTTCCATCCGCTCAGCTACTAGGTAACTTTTCAGAATACAATCAAGTTCACCGCGTGACCACATTCGTGACTCGATACCAAAACGGTGCTTGTGTCAACACCGCACCTATTCCTCTCCCTGCACCTCCACCCAAACTGTCGAGAGTTGGACCGTACAATCCAGAATGCGACGCTCCCAATTACAAGATCGAAGGAACCTGTGCTACCAACGCAGCCGATTCGTCCAAGTCGGATTGCACGGTGCATGTGACCAATGACGGAACGTGGGCTACCCTTATTTACGGCTCTCCTCCTGAATTCAGATTCGGGATCGTGCATTCAAATGTGTTTGGGCAAACCAATGAGGAGTTGTCTAAGTTCTTACTTCCATCTTTTGTTGAAGGAACGAGTACACCAGCAAACACCCTACCGGGTCTTGGATTCCTCCCTTCCCCCGTTAAAGCATCGGCATACAGCGGAGTAAAACAAGAGTATGTAAGTCAAGGAATCGTTTACACTATTCCAAAGAATTCGGTTCCTAATATGCCAGGTTCCACATATTCAATGTCCATGACGGTTCCAAAAGGCAAATACATTGCCTTCGACCCTCCAATATTCAGATATGCAGTTGAGGACGTAGAATCATTCAAATGGTTGGACATGGAAGGTGTTCTCGGTGAGTGCAAAGATACTTCCAAAGGGCCGGCGGACAACTACCTGTTTACGGGATAGACATTTCTGAATGGCAACGTTAATTCTTTGTAACATTAAAAAATGAATTTTTTTTCTCTTGTTTCAAAAAAAATTTTTTATTGAAAAAGTAAACTATTTTTTTGAATGTTTCTTATAAGACACAACACATCTTTTTTTGGATTGTTTGTATGTTTTTTTTGTATTTGGATAAGTCAATGTGGTCGGAGTGTATAATATCATAAGATTTGTCATGCACTTTATGAAATCATTTAAAAATGACATGTAATTTAGCATGTCATAATAATCATCTTTTGTCAAGCTTGTTCTTGTATTTTCCATAATTTTGTTTACAAGTTTTCGTGTACTACCCGGAGTAAACGTTTTCAGTATGCAAGTGCTGTTGTCTACAAGTTTGTGTATTGAACTATATACTTGGTATTCGTATGAATTTAGTTTTTTTATCTCATTATTTGACAACAATACACCAAACCGTTCTAAAATGTATATAAATACGTATTTGTGTTTTTCCACCATCCTTTCTATTATCGAATTACTAAACTGTTTTGTCGTAAATTTTTTCAAGTATTTTTTTACAAATACATAATAGTCACTGTTTATTTTATTATAGTTTATATCACTAAATGAAAATTTTAGTTCTTTATTCGCATCTAGTGTCAAAAAAGGTTTCATAAAATAGTATGATAAGTTACATATATTTTTTGTACTATTATTTTTAAGTTTTAGAAAAGACTGTTGATACATTTTATTTTCGCTTGAAGATTCTGGAAGAAAACCATGACTTTCGTACCATCCTACACCGTTTGTAAATTTACCAAAAGGTGTCAAGTCTATGCTTACATTTGTGTTTGGGAATTCATAAAAAGATGAATCTGTTAATACTATATGTTTGACAATTTTTAGGTCACACAAACTTTTGACCCATTTTAGTAAATCGTTTCCCGAAATTTGACATTCTTTTTGATGCGGGAGGTACTTTAGGTATTCTATTTCTAAAGTCCAATCACTAGAGCGTTTTTTCAAAGATAACATCATACACGGTTTTATACCATTTTTTTTAGAACTTATTTCTACAATGCTATGTCCTACATAATCCATGTCCATATGAGATGGTATACGGTTTGCTATCTTGTAAATGATTTCTTCCATTTTTTCCTTTAAATTACTTATTAAAATTATTGGGAAGATGACAAGTCAACTTGTAGTTTATGCAAATCCGAACACGCTTTCGTTAATTTATCTTTTATTTCTTTTTCTCTGCGGAGAAACGACGGGAGTTTTTCTACTTGGAATTCTATATTCTTCAGAATGTCTGAGAGTTGGCGTCCTGTACGCCGTCGATCAAGTGCAAATATCTGGTCTACTTTTTTTTGTGTCCAAACTATTGAATAATCTTCTCTCATGATAAAAACTTTTTATTACATATTAAAAATATTTTTAGTATGTAATAAAAGTTTAAAAAAAAAAGACTATGTGATAAAGTTATGAATGAAACCTTAAAACGATTACTGAGCACTTGTGTCGGAATAGTAATAACTGCACTAATAGGATTGTTTGTAAACTTGTTGACACAGTATCTTGATAAACCTATATTTAAAAATGAAAATGAATCAGAAATAAAACAGTGTATCATAAAACCGAACGAAATAGACACTACACTTGAAAACGTTGGAGGACTTAGTAGTGTAAAAAAAGAATTGAAACATTTAATGGTGCTTCCTTTGAAGCATCCTGAATTTTTCAAAGAAAATGATTTGATAAAACCGATAAAAGGAATATTGTTTTACGGACCACCCGGTACTGGTAAAACACTACTTGCAAAAGCGCTTGCTAAAGACGCAAACGTTCCTTTACTTTCATTATCCGCATCTTCTCTTGAAAGTAAATGGTTTGGTGAAAGCACCAAACTAATATCAAGTGCTTTCAGTGTAGCACGGTCCATTCAGCCTTGTATACTATTTTTTGACGAAATTGATGGAATCGGCAAAACAAGAAGTGAATTTGATCAATCTTGTGTTTCGACATTTAAAACAGAACTACTTTCACAAATGGATGGTGTGAATAATAAAAAAACAGATTCTTTTGTTATAATAGGTTGTACAAATAACATAAAAAGTTTAGATTGTGCACTTCAAAGAAGATTTTCAAATAAATACGAAATAAAGTTGCCAAATCATTATGAGAGAAAAGATATTCTTGCGATTCTTACAAAAAATGAAAATTTTTCGGATAACGATTTAAATAAAGTTTCATCAGTTACTGAAAACTACAGTGGGTCAGATTTAGAAACTCTTTATAACAAAGTTTCAAACAAACGTTTACAAAAAGAGTTTGAAAACGAAGACTTTATTTTATCCATTAAATCGAACAAAAAAATGAACTATAAACTCTCTAAAATAACTTGGGATATGTGGAAAGAAGTAATCGGGATTGACGACAATGATGGCGAAGAACTTCCACCTTAATTCCAGTGTATGGATTGATCGTTTTCTATTAATTTTACCACATGGAAGATGTTTCTGACGACGGTGGTCCAAACGCTGTTCACAACTACTTTTCAATTCTCAAATCCCAACGTTGAATATGACATGTTTAAAAATGTTGTATTAAAATAATGTCAGAGCGTGACAATTGGGAACTACTTTTACCAAGTATGATTGAACCGATGTACAAACATAGACCGTTCCACTTGAAAGATTTTCTTCAAGAACGGGATGTGCACATGGCTGTAAATAATAAACGATGGAACCTACTTGGACCTCTCAGTGCATGTTCAGAATTAGAATTTTACGGTGCATCAACTTCATCAATACGAGATAGTGAATCGAAAAGAGCTTGCGGATTACAAAAGTTACCAACTTGCGTTGTTTTATCAATAGGAAGCAATGGACAATGGGAATTTGAAAAGGCAATCATTTCTAGTACAAACTGCACGGTTCATACATTTGATTGCACTATTTCCAACATTCACCCCCCCCCTTCCATACGATCTCGCACAATCCTTCACAATCTATGTTTAGGTTCTTCTCCGCCGCGAGATAGAAATTATTTCCTTGAAGTGCCAAGAAAAAATGGTCGTCCCGGTGCTTGGAAAAATCGCCAATGGAAATACTCGCAACTAAAAGAATCAAGTTTCAAAAACTATTCAGAATTAGTACGACGGGCAGGTCTATCCAGTGCGCCTTCTCTATTGAAGATGGACATAGAGGGTTATGAATGGCAGACCATACCAAGCATTGTTTCATCGACATTGGCACCAAAACAGATAGCTGTAGAAATGCACTTTCAAACGCAAATGCCTGGTCTTTCGTGGTTTGGGAGATACAAATCTCCGGTAGAAATATTGGCATTCGGAAACATGATGCATAAACGAGGCTATCGGATTGCGTCTAGACAAGACAATCCCGCATGCAAATGGTGTACTGAAATACTTTGGATCAAATAACACGAGTTGGAGTGTTCGTACCAATCCTTTTAAACCATTATTGTTTCTGAATTGTTTCAAAGACGTCATTGTCATTACTGGGACCATTTTTGTTTCAAAGCATACGAAACAAACACGGTAATCACTATTGAAAAAATAACAATAGTATGTGCACTATACATTTTATGTTTTATATATTTTTTTTTTAAACTGATTTACAATTGTTATAAAACAACACGTTCCGTATACATTAGTATGATTTTTTTAACTTTGTGACGATTGGACCATTTGGTCTCCATATATGTTCGATTGTCTTGTGTTGTAGTTTACGGAGTTTTAAACGCATAGAAAGATATGCCTTTTTGTTAAGTGTGTTTATAATCTTATACTCTGAATCTGTTATATGTTTTCCTATCATTTGAGTGAGATACATTGTTTTCAGATGTTTCGTAACCCAGTAATTGTACCTGTCGTTATTTTTTGACAAACATAAAATAGACAAAATATTGGATTTTTTTTCATATTGTACTCTGTTTTTATAAATATTGTTATAGACAGCAGAATATGTAAGATTTTCCATAAATGTTTGCTGTTGGATTTTTTTAGAATATGGTCTGTAATTTTGATTCATGTATTTTACGGCATGCAAAAAAATAGTTTTTTAAATAAATATAATATGTTATCTTCGAGATACAGAAATGCCACTTACATTGTGTCCGGTATTTTAGATAAAGAACTAAAAAGTAAAAAATTGAACCCTCAAAGAAGTGTAAACGTTCAAAGAGTAACAAGTGGACCCGTTTCTCTTAGTAAAGGTCAGATACTAGTAAGATGTTCAAAACTTGGATGTTCCATAAGTGATAAAGATGGAAAAACCTTTTTAGAAAGCTCATTAGGAGAAGATCTTATAACTCTTGTCAGACAAGAAAAATTAAAAGAAACGTGGGAAACGTTGTTGAGCAAAATAGACGAGCTGACCCAGCAAAAAGAAGAGAATGAAGAAGAAATTCGTGTCGCGAAACAGTTAATTGAAGAAAAGGAAGAGAAAATAAATGAGCTTACACTACAATCACAAACACTTGAAGAATCTTTAACTCGGTCTGTCGATGAAAATGCAAAACTTGAAAATCTTGTCAATGATCTTACTTCTATGAATCGTGAGATTAGTCTAGTTCGTGATTCTTTACAGGAAGACCTGGACAGTAAAACAAAAGAGCTTGAAAATATAAGTCAGTTATACGAAGAAAGAGTACAAAAAGATATGGAAAATTTAAAGGAAATATTACAGTCGATACTTGAAATATACGAAAATAAGGATCCCGAATCTGTGGATATAATCGATCCCTCCGATGTTGATGATCCTGACTTATTTTTCACAACAGTTCTTCAAAAACTCAGGGACTATTTAAACAAAATAAAAAAAGAAACGACTGACGAAAACAAACGGCTTGAACAGGTGAATGCTCAAATTCTTTCTAGACTAGATGAAACCGAAAATGCTTTGAAAAAGTTAGAAAGAGAGTTTAAAGAAAATAAAGGACAACTTGAAGATGAAAATACAGGTCTCAAAGAGGAACTATTTAACATGGGAAGAGAACACTCTGAAGAACTTTACAATCTTACAACAGAACATGAAAGTGAAATAGAAAGATTAGTGTCGGAACAAGCAGACAAAGCTTTAAAGTTAAAAGAGACTCATGCTGAAGAAGTGGCAAACCTAAATGAAGAATATTCATTAGGACTAGAAAAAGCGCAAGAAACTAATGCTGATCTAGAACGCAAAATTGTTCAATTCGAACAAGATGTAGATGAAAATAACTTACGTATACAAACATTGGAAATATCTGAAATTGAGAATCAATCGATTATACAAAAATGCGAAGAAGATTTGGAAAAAAATATAAAGAGAATTTCAGAATTAATAGATGAAAACGATCAAGGTCAAAGTGAATTATCTGGTGTAAAGAAATGGTTGAAAGAATTAAAGACAGGTTATGGTATCAGAAACACAGAAGAAGAAATGGAAATTCTAAATAAAATTTTCAGGCTTACAGACTCTGGTACTATAAAACAGTTATTAGAAGCCGTCGAAACCAATCTAAACGAAATAAGACAATTAAGAAGTATAAATGACGAAAATTTTACTGAACTAACTAGAAGAAGACAAGAAATAAAATTGTTGAGTGAAGAGATAGAAACGCTAGAAGCTGGAAAAACAAGTTTAAGTAACAAAAATTCAAATCTAAAAAGATTGTATGAAACGTTACTTAAGGACACAAGGGATTCTAATTCGGTTTATGAACTTGATATTGAAGAATTGAAACGAGAACATTTATCAAAAATAGATGATATCGAAAAATTTTACAGAGAAAGAATAAAAAGTATTTCCAACACTAAAGAAGAAGAAATTGTTTCATTGGAACAACTTTTGGCTGGTAAGGTCTCAGAAATTCAAGTTCTTGGTGAAAATATAAAAGCTCTTAACACAACAGCGTCAGAACAACTTGATGTAATAAGTGCTATGGAAAGACAAGTGGACGATCTCAATAAGCAAATATTGGCAAAAATCAACATGTTGCACGAAGCGGATGGTGCCATCATATATAATGACGAAATAAATCAAAGAGAAATAGATGCTATAAAAAGTTCGTTTTCTAAAGATATACGTGATCTTGAATTTTTACTAGATGAAAAGGATAAGCAGTATTCAGATCTTAACGCAACACTTTTAAAAACAAAATCTTCCCTAGAAGATTGCGAAGCCAAACTAGCAAAAAGAGCTACTGAATTAAAAATTTTCACAGATTTAACTAGTGAAAGTGCTCAAGAAAATGAAGAGCTTCTGGAAAATATAGAACGACAAATCGCTACAACCGAACTCCAAACTAAAGAAATACAGAGACTGCAATATGAATTAAGTGAAAATGTTAAAAGACTATTACAAAAAGATGATCAAAATAGAGTTTTGGAACAGCAACTCCATGTTTTTGAACAAACTATAACCTCCAAAGATGCAGAACTTGCAGGCAAAGGTGCTGCTCTAACTTCCAAAGATGCAGAACTTGCAGGCAAAGGTGCTGCGCTAATCGCCAAAGATGCAGAACTTGCAGGCAAAGGTGCTGCTCTAACTTCCAAAGATGCAGAACTTGCAGGCAAAGGTGCTGCGCTAATCGCC